AATAAATAGGCATTGATTATCTTATTTATTTACTGGGGGCTAGTAGTAATACTGCTAACCTCCTCTTTTTTTAGGAGATGTTATGGCAACTGAAGTAGATATTTGCAACCTTGCCCTAGCTCACTTGGGTGATGATGCAACGATAGCTTCGCTTAATCCACCAGAAGGATCAGCACAAGCAGAAAAAGCTGCACGTTTTTATCCAATAGCAAGAAACAATCTGCTAGAAATGCATACATGGAATTTTGCAGCAAAACGTGGAAATTTAGCACTTACTACAAATACACTTGATCAATGGGATTATGCATATGTAGCACCTGCGGATATGATGAATCCAGTTGCAGTTATATCTCCTTCGGCACAAAACGATTATGCTACAAGAATGTCAGCAGGTGACACTCCCGGAGGAATAACATCTAACTATGCACCGACTATTGTGGCAGGGCAATATTCACCACAACAATTTGCAGTAGAAGGATCATATATTTATACAAATCAAGAAAATGCAATGTTGCGATATCAAGCGTATGTAACTGACCCATCATTATTTTCTCCCTTATTTGTAACTACATTGTCATGGCATTTAGCATCAATGCTTGCAGGGCCAATAATAAAAGGTGATCAGGGTATGGCAGAAGCAAAACGTAGTACACAAATGATGCAAGGATACTTAACGCAAGCAAAACAATCAGACAATTTACATAGAGATATAACAGTAGAACATATAGTTCCTTGGACATCTGGGAGGTAATTAATGCCTGTAACACGCAATTTTAAACAAGCGTTTTCTGGAGGTGAAATATCACCAGAAATGTTTGGACGTATTGATGACAGCAAATATCAACAAGGTGCAGCAACAATGCGTAATTTTATTGCTAAACCACAAGGCCCTGCCGAAAACAGACCGGGATTTGCATTTGTAAAAGAAGTAAAAGATAGTACAAAAGCAGTAAGATTAATGTCTTTTACTTTTTCTACTGTGCAAACAATGGTTATAGAAATGGGTGATCAATATTTTAGATTTCATACACAAGGTGCAACATTAAATTACAGCGATGGCCCAACATGGACTTCTAATTCAAATGTTGCAATAGGCGATATTTATAAATATAACAATGTTAATTATTATTCAATAACAGGACAAAGCGGAGTGCAGCCACCAAGTGCAACACATTGGTATCCGTTACCTGCTGACATGACATATGAAATACCATCACCATATTTAGAAGCAGAATTATTTGATATACATTATGTGCAATCTGCGGACGTTATGACAATTGTGCATCCTAGTCATGCACCTAGAGAATTAAGAAGACTTGGTGCAACAAGATGGGAACTTAAAACAATAAATTTTGGTAGTCCTATTGCATCACCAACTGGCGTTTCTGTAAGTGCTTATATCCCTTCATCATCTAGTACAAATACAGATACATACGAAGCACATGAATATGTGGTAACAGCAATTGGTAGCAATTTAATTGATGAAAGCTCACAATCTAGTTCTGGTTCAGTTAATAATAATATTTTTGTAACTGGAGCTAAAAATACTATTTCGTGGAATGCTGTTAGTGGTGCTGCAAGATACAGAGTATATAAAGAACAAGCAGGTGTATATGGGTTTTTAGGAGAAACAACTAGCACAACAATTGTAGATGCAAACATAGCACCAGATTTTTCTAGAACCCCTCCTGTTTACGACAACCCATTTCCTAGTTCTAATAATTTTCCGGGTGCTGTATCTTATTTTGAACAACGAAGAGTTTTTGCAGGTACAAATAATGATCCGCAAACTATCTATATGACTAAATCAGGTACTGAAAGTAATATGTCTTTTGGTATACCTATACGAGATGATGACAGAATTAAATTTAGGGTTGCTGCTCGTGAAGCAAACACAATACGACACATTGTTCCATTAACACAATTACTACTGCTTACAGGATCAGCAGAGTGGCGTATAGCATCTGTTAATAGTGACGCTATAACACCTAGTTCTATATCGGTAAAACCACAATCTTATGTTGGTGCAAATAATGCACAACCAGTAATTGTAAACAATAGTATGGTTTATGCTGCTGCTCGTGGCGGTCACGTTAGAGAACTTGGTTACAACTGGCAAGCTAATGGATTTATTACAGGTGATTTATCTCTTCGCGCACCACACTTGTTTGATAATTTTACAATAGCAGACATGGCATTAGCTAAAGCACCATTGCCTATTGTATGGATGACAAGTAGCAGTGGTAAATTAATTGGTTTTACATATGTGCCAGAACAACAAGTAGGGGCATGGCATCAGCATGATACAGATGGCACGTTTGAAAGTGTTGCTACTGTTTCTGAAGGTAATGATGATGTAGTTTATTGCGTTATAAAAAGAACTATAAATGGTGCATCAAAAAAATATATAGAACGTATGGGTACAAGATTGTACGCAACTCAACGTGATAGTTTTTTTGTTGACGCAGGTGCAACATATAATGGCACAAATACAAACACAGGACGTAATGTAACTATATCTGGCGGTACAAATTATACAAAAGGAGAAAGCGTTACTATAACTGCTAATTATAATTTATTTAATGCACCACCTAGTCTTGATGATGTAGGTGACGCAATTGTATTAGTAGATGGCACAAATTATTATCGTTGCAATATTGTATCTACAGCAAGTCAAACAGTAGCTACAGTAAAACTTGACCGAAATTTACCTGCTAATTTAGTAAATACAGCAATAACTACATATGAAGTTGCTCGTAATGTTATATCAGGCATTACATGGTTAGAAGGCAAAACAGTTAGCATATTAGCTGATGGTGCTGTACATCCACAGAAAGTTGTAACTAACGGTTCTATTACGTTAGATCGTGCGTCTAGTATTGTCCATGTTGGATTACCTTATGAAAGCGATTTGCAATCATTACCTTTAGCTTTACAAGCAGAAGCATTTGGTCAAGGCCGTGTTAAAAATTTAAATCATGTATGGGTAAGAGTATTAGAAAGTTCTGGTATTTTTGCAGGGCCTAGTGCAGACAAGTTAGTAGAAGCAAAACAACGTACAACAGAACCATATGGCTCACCACCTAATTTAAAAACAGAAGATATAAAAATTATGCTTACACCTACATGGCAAGATAATGGCCAATTATTTGTCAGGCAATCTGATCCATTACCATTAACAATTGTTGGATTAACATTAGAAGTAGCTATAGGTGGATAGTGTAACCGTAAGAAGATATAGTGTATGTATATTAGAAAAATAAGTAGTTGTTGAGCTTATGGCAACAGATTGGAATAAAGTAGGCGGTATTGCTTCTATAACAGGAACTGTTCAAGGAATGATCGGTTCTTATTATGCTGCTGCAACAGAAAAATACAAATATAAATCAATGGCTCTTAGTTATGAGCATAAAAAAGATATGGCTAAAATTAATAGCCGTATGTTAGAAAGACAAGCACAACAGGTAGGTAGAGCATATAACAGACAAATAATGATTAAAACTATGGCAGCAGGTCAACGTAGAGGAAAAGCTACAGCAAGTGCTGCTGCAAGAGGTGGAAGTTTAGGTTATGGCAGTACAGCTAATCTTTTTGCTAGTGACGAAATTATGAAAGAAATAGACAAAATTACAATGAATACTAATAAAGTGCAAGCAATGAATGAAGCAAGAATGCGTAAGGTAAATATGGATATTAGAGGTACAATGCTTGGTGTTTCACAAGCCGGGGCATTAGCTAACGCATCAACAGTAAGTCCATTTTTAAACATGAGTAGTACGTTATTAACTGGTATTGGTGATGTAATTAAAAACGAATACTTTAAAGGTTAATTATGGCTACAGTACCTTTTCAAACAACACCTACAGAACAAATTAGAGTTGGATCTGCACCACAATTAAGTGCTACAGATGTACGTCCTATGGACGATGTAGTAACTGATGATATACAAAAATCTAGTAAAGCATTTAATCAATTTGCACAGATCGCAAAAGATTTGCAAGATGAAAGAGATGACGCACATTCTAAAGAATTACATACTGAATATCAAACAAGAGCATTAGAAATTGAAAATGATTATCTTTCAACAGAACTTGGTAATGCTGTAAAGGTAGTTGGTTATGAAGACGATGGCACTACACCGATTACTGCATATGATCAAAAAGTAAAAGACTTAAATGCGTTAAAAGAAGAAATAGCAGAAAAAACAGAAAATAAAAATCAATTAGCAATATTTAACGAAAAGTCATCAGCAACAATATTATCTTCAACAAACCGAATGAGTAAACATTCAATAACTGAAGGAAATAAACACGCAAACAACGAAACTATTGCTGATATAAAAAATTCAGTTACAGAAACTGGTTTGTCTGTTGATGATTTTAATATGGGTGAAAATAGTGAATATGTTAAAAATTTAATTGCATTAGATGTAAAAATAAAAAATTATGCAGAATCAAAAGGCATAACATTTGCAGGTGATACACAAGGCAGTACAGAAGATAGCGAAACATATATAAATATTAGAAATGGATATTTAAATGAAGTACATGATGCATCTATAGGAAAATTATTAATTAATAATGAATATCGTAAAGCTGCGGAATATTTAGAATTTCATAAAGCTAATGGAACTATTGCAGAAGGACAAATAAGCAAACATATGAAAACAATAAAAACTGGTTTAAATAAAGAAAATGGAGAAAACATTGCAGACAATATAATAAGTGGAAAAAATATTAATTCTAATGATGGTAATTTTACTAGTTCTGCACAAGTAATAACCTCATTAGAAGGTAGCAATAATTCTACTCAAAGTAATGGTTTACAATACGTTGAAGGTAATACAAAAGAAATTAATATACTTAATTTAGAAAAATTACAAAAAGAATCTAAATATTATAAAGAAGGTGCAACTGTATCACTGCCAAATGAACATCGCACAACACATTTGTTTTTGACAAAAGAATTAGGAGTAAAAAAAGCAGACAGTATATTTAGTAAAGCAAAAAAATTATTATTAGAAGAAGGATTTGTTATTGATACTGAAAAATTAAAAAATGATCCAGAAGGTTATGGCGTAGAAGTAAATACAAAAATTATGGAAAAGGTTGTAAGTTTAGGTAAAGAAGAGTTAGGTAAAAAATATGGCGAAAGTTATGAATTTGATTTATATTCTAAAGATTTAGATACTGTTGTATCAAAAATAGATTACACATATAAAAACACACAGCAACCATCAATTCGTGTTGGTGAAGATGGTGTATTTAATTTAGAAGATGCTCTTGTATTTGCTAGAGAAAATATAAAAGATAAAAATGTTTTGGAATATGTAGAAGCTAATTTAAAAGCTAAACATACTGAACTTACAGAATTTTCAGAAGAAAATTATAAAACAGAGATATTAGGCCCTGCGGAAGAATTAGCATATGCAGAACCCGGTGGTTGGAAAAATATAAAACCAGAAATTTGGGAACAACTTAAAGTAGAAGACAAAGAAAATTTACAAAAAGGTTTTTCTAAAACAGACGATAGAAATACTATTATTGCAATTGAAAGAGGAGAAATTAATATAACTGACGAAAATGCAGACAATTATCAAAGTTTAGAATCATTAAGGTATTTAATGACAGAATCTACATATCAAGATTATGCACTTGGTGTGAGTCAAAGCAAAAGTGGTAGTGGTAGTGGTAGTGGCAGTTCAACTGTTGATACAGTTATGTTTGAAAAAAATTTAGCAAATTATAAATTTGAAACTAATGTAGATTTGTTAAAAAATAAAGGCAAAGCCGGTGATGATTATTTAGATATAAAATATGCTTTAAAAAAAGATATAGCTCAATTTGAAATTGATAACGGTAGAAAGCCAAGTTTTAATGAAAAAGAAGCATTATTGCAAAATATTTTGGCAGATAAAGTATTTGTTGCAGGTAAAGGTAGATTTAGACCAATGCCAATAGATGCAGTTGACCTTAAAGACCAGAAAAAAGTATATGTCAAAGTAGGAGGTAAACGTATTTTTATGAAAGATATACCAGAAAAACAAGAAGAATACATTATAAAATCAATTATAAAAGCAGGGTTACCTGTAACACAACAAAGAATTGCAGAGTATTGGGTAGAATCAGGAATGCCAAAAACTGATTCTTTAGTTGAAACTACAGAAGGTATTGGTGAAATTAAAGGGGCAACATACGGAATGATGGCAGGTTAATTACATGACTAACATTTACGATCAAATTGCAGAAAACGAAAAAGAAGAAAAAGATATATTAGAACTAGCTCCTAGTCAAAACATTGGTTCTAGTTACGCAGCCGATTACAACCCATATGATGAAATAACTAGACGAAGAGAACAAACTACAAACAATTTAGTAAAAGCTAATTTGCAAGCTGTAATGAAAAAAGACCCTGAGATGGTAGGAGAAGGTTTAAGACTTGCAGAAGAAATAGGTCTTGATAAAAGTTTTGCTTTAGATAGCGATGAAGCAATAAAATTAATGCGAGAAAAAAATAAAGCAGATCGTCTGCAAAGTTTAGAACTTGCAAAATATAGTCCTATATTACATAGAAAATTAACTGATCCTACGTTTGCAGCTATTGCTTATGACAACATAAGTGATTTACAAGGTTTAGAAAAATTATTTGATGACTTTAAAAGTATTCCAGAAAATGTAGCACAAGGTTGGGAAAAAGGCAGATTAAATGTACGAAGAGGAAAAATAGGTACAATGAAGTTATATGGCAATACAGATGAAAATTTAGATTTTGAATTAGCAGATATTAATAAAAGATTAGAAGAAATAGAAAAAGATGGTACTGGAATATTTGAAGAAGGTTTTTCTATTATTGGACAGTATTCAAAAACATTACCTGACGCATTAGAAATTGGTTTATATACAGGTAC